TATAGTATTAAACCTAATCAAAAAGTTAAATATATGCCAGAAGAAGCTATTGATTTTGAAGGTACTGGTGTAGTAGATAATAATGCTACAATGCCAAATAATACCGATGCTAATCCTGCTAATCAAGAAGATGCTACTCATCTCAGTGGTGAGGATGTCAATGATGTGACAGGACAAGATGGTAATAATAACCAAGGTGAGGGAAATAATGGTGATGACAATTCTAATCAGGAACCTGCTGGTGAACAAGCAACTGAGCTTGAAGAAGGTACTGAAGTAGAATTTGATGGACAAACTTATACCGTTGATAGTAATGGTAATCTTGTAGATAAAGATAATAATATCTTTAAAAAGGCTGAAGATGTTGCTAAGTGGTTGCAAGAGAATGAAATTGCTGATTCAGATGATAATGGTCCTTTATCACTTGCTGCTATTCAAGAAGCTCTCGGAGTTGAGGTAAATGATGAAAACGGAAATCCTGTAGAGTTTACTGATGATGCAGAAGGTGTTAGAAATTACATTGATTCAGTAATTAATCTTAGAACTACTGAGATTCAACAAGGAACTATCAATAAGATGTTTACTGATATGCCTATGCTTAGGGATTTCATTAATTATGTACAACTTACTGGTAGTCCTAGAGGATTTGGTGACATCCCTGATAGGTCAGGTATTCAAATTGATAAAGACAATCCTGAGCAACAAAAAGCTATTCTTCGTATGGCTGCTCAAGAGTTTGGAAATAAAAGTCTTAGTGAAAGTTATATTAAATATCTGCAAGACTCTGGTGCTCTTTATGATGAAGCTAAAGCTCAGCTTGAAGCTCTTGTTGGAAAAGATAAAGCTTATCGCCAACAACTTGAGGAACAAGCACAAGCTGCTAGAGAGCAAGAAGCACAAGAAGTACGTGAGTATTGGCAAGGTGTTTCTGATAGAATTAATACCAGAACTATCGGTGGTTATAAACTTCCTGAAACTTTTGTAAAAGAAGTAAATGGTCAAAAGCAAACTCTTAATATTAAAGATTTCTATGACTATGTAAGTAGTGCAAGATATGCTGATGAAAGAGGTAACGCTATGACTGCTTATCAAAGAGATTTACAGAATTTGACAAACGAACAAGCTCTCGACAGAGAACTTATTGATGCATGGCTCATGTTTACAGGTGGTAGTTATAAAGACCTTGTAAATATGGAAGTACAAAAAGAGAAGGTTCGTGTACTTAAACAAAAAGCTAAACAGCAACGTAGTACAAGAACTATTAAAGTTAAGACGCCAGTACAAAGCAAAGTTGATGCAAGTCAAGTTCAATTTGAATAATTTAAACTAAACATTTAATTAATTAATTGAAGTATGTACAAACTTAGAGAAGTATCTCGTGGTAATTTTGATGACCGCGGTTATTCCAATGAGGAGACTATTGCACATCTTGCTTTGACTCACCCTGCTGAGATTAACAATGTTCTCACCTATACCTATGGTATGGATGATGATAGATTTCCTCTTACGTTCCTTACTGAAGGTCAAGGTGCTGCTGGTGTTGTAGACATTGAAACAGAACAATGGACTTGGAAGACTATGGGTCGTTCTCGTTACAATGATTATGTTCTTTATTTTAACACCGCTAATGAAACTCCTGGTAAGGGTGGTGCTTTCTTTGATGTAGAATTTGCTACTCATTGGCTGATTGAGCAATATGGTCTTATTTCTCCTGATGGTAAGTTCCAAGCTCGTATTATGAAAGATCTTGGTGAAGGCCCCCATGGTGGTTTCCTTTATCGTCTGAAACTGACTACTCCTAATCCTACTACTTTTGTTGACCCTGATAATCTTAAGGTTGGTAAGTATTGGACTATGACTGCTCCTACAATTAGTGCTTCTTATTCTAAGGGCAATCGTTCTAATGTTATGGGTCCTGGTAAGATGACTTCTCAACTTGAGTATCATCGTTATTCTAAGGAAATTGCTGGTAACATTAGCAACGTAGTTGTTACTTATGAATTTAAGACTAAGGGTGGTGGCACGACTAACCTTTGGATTAATGAAGAGATGCGTCAACATGATATTCAAATTCGTATCATGGATGAAGAGCGTCTGTGGCTTGCTGAATATAACCGAACTGAGAATGGTGAAATTCCTCTTGTAGACCCTGACAATGGTCAGCCCATTCCTCATACTGCTGGTATGATTCAGATTTGCCGTGAGAGCAATTATGACACTTATGGTGAAATTCTTACTCTGAATAAGATTGAGCGTACCATTGGTGATGTTCTCGATAAGGACACTGATACTGGTCAAATGGAGGTTGTTCTTATGGCTGGTAAGGGTTTCATGCAGGACTTCGATAGAGCTATTCGTGATGATGCTCGTTCTGAAGGTTTTGCTACTCCTCTCGGTGACAAGATGATTGAGGACTTTAATGGTGGTCTGTCTTATGGTAAGTATTTCCGTCGTTATAAGACTGTAGATAATCATATTATCACTGTTCAACATCTTCCTTTCCTCGACCGTGGTACTCTTGCTGACAATGACAAGTCAAATGGTAACATTCATCCCAGAACTGGTCTGCCTATGACTTCTCACCAAGCATTCCTGCTTGATATGAGTACTTATGAAGGTGTTCGTAACGTTCGTAAGGTTCGTCAGAAGGGTCAGATTCATCATGCTGGTGTTCTTAAGGGTCTTAATCCTATTCCCGCATCTTGGGGTGCTGTTCCTACCAATTCTAATTCAACTGAAATTGATATGTCTCGTTATGAGATTAAGGACAGCTTCGGATTGCAGGTGAACAATGCAACCAAGATGATGCAGCTGAAGTGCGTACTTTAATACATTAACAAATCTAAATTATAATAGTTATGGCAGACGTAAAAATTAATGTTAATCCAACGCCTACAAAGACTGAGGAAGCAAGCTCCCCCGTAGAGAAAGT